CTTGTGGTCGTGGCCCCAATGTTATCCAGATAATTTTTGTTCTTGTAAAGTCCCTTAACTACAGGAAAATTTAAATACACATTTCTCACTCCGTTAATGATCCCGGCGAACTGCTCAATTACTTGCCTAGGTTTGTAATTGGTGTTCTTACACCACAGGGTTTTAGCTAAAAACCTGCCTATTTTGGGGACCAAAACTGCCGAAGTGGCAGTCGGAATAAACAATGACGAACAGAACTCTCGCGTGTACTGAGTAGACAAATCCATTTTAATCGTGAACCCTAAGGACTCGAATTTGGAAATGTAACTCTTAATGTCATTGTTACGAAAATTATGGTTCAAATAAGTAACGCCATCATCACCTTTACACATCATTGCGACCAAGCTATCCTTGAAAACATTCCAGCAAACAATAATTGTCAGAATCGTGTTCCCAAGTAAAGTCTCACTACGCCCAGACAACCTGATTGCCTTGATGCGGTAGCTTGAACCATGAGGTCCTTTGACTTCAATAAACTCAATGTCGCTAGCCATCAACTCAACAACGAATTTTGGAACCCCACATAATGTAAAGAAATCACAGATAAATCTGAGAGCATCCTCGCGCTGTGTGGAATCGTAACTCGTGTAGTCAGTGACGACTTGAAATTTGGATCTCCCAGTCCATTGTGAATCAAATTCACCAATCTCATTGGAGTCTCCGTGAATCGGAAAACAAACATTATCAGGGAGGCAATGGGCTAACAGTTCTCCTAAAGGAACTAACCACCTACCAACCAAATAATTTAATGTTACCGAGGCACTGTGTATTGGTCTGCATTTCTTAGATGGAAGCGGATAAAATTCTCTTTTGATGTGCATCTTAGATGCATTCCATTCTTCCTTTCTAAAAAATAGCATTTTCTCATTATCATATTCAGATATCAATCTCTCACGTTTTCCCGCTGGAAAGCGAGAAACCCATCCTTCGAAGTCCAAGGGTGCTAAGTCTTGCTTAATTTCTGTAGCAACACTAACCATAAATTCCGGCATCACCATTCCGCTCCAATCAGCAGCTGGGGTAGAGTTAATAACTCTACCTTCGATACAGATTTTCGTGTTATGGTGACAGCGTCTTGGCATGCACGGAATATGCTCTGGGTGGAATACCATTGGGTATGCACACAAACCAGGAACACACTCTTGTTCTTCTGAGGGTGGTTTGTACTTGAGTACCTTACTGTTGGATATTGTCGCAGGGTTACCTGTGTAGCAATAGTCAAACAGCTTGTACATAGAAAGCATGGTAGCTAACCGTTCGGAGTAAATCCAAACAATTGCTCCGATAAGTACCATTAAAACTTCCTTAGGAACCCATGTAAACACGAGCGTCCTAAGATAACCCTCAATGTTAGATAGATAATCTCTCATGAGGATAGAAAAGACTAACACAATAACCGCATACTTAATTTTCCAACTCTTGTCATTAAATGACAATTTAAGTCGTTCATTAAATTTGGCTATGCCTTTTGCTATTTTGTTATCAACCTCGGGTATTAAACTATCCCTGGACAGGTAATACTCCGCGAATGACTTCGTAACATCAGGTATGTTAAGGCCACGACGTCTGGCCTCATGTTGAGCTTTGCTAATATGCGCAACACAATTCTTTTCTGTTTTTG